GATGTAGTGTTTGATATAGCATTAATAGTTTTAATATCACGATGAGTTGCATTTGCAAATACAATTACATCACCGGCAGAGTATTCTGTTGTGAATGATGTGCCTGTACCAGTCACAGTATTATTACCCACCGCCACTGCAACTGTACCTGTTGTCTGTGCAGATGCATTTGACTGAAAAATATGTTCGCCTTGAACAAATGTACCAGCAATCGCATTAACAGTAAAGAATTCATGATCCTCATTTGTAAGTTTAACAGTTCCTGAATGCTGTGTCCAGTTTGCAGCATTTGTATTTGATGTAGCATTATATGAATGATAAACAATCAGTTTCCAATCTTCATCAATCATGGGCTCCCAAGCAGTATTGTTTGTAGAAAGAAACAGAGTACCAACTAGTTGGTCTGTATATACTGCCTGACTGGTTGTTACGTCAGTACCACCTGTCTTACTAACCCAGGCCTGATAGTTCGGACTGTTACCTTCTGGCATTAACACAAAACAATACTCTTCTAAATTGTTCACAAATATAGGTGAGTCAAAAGTAAATGTTGTTGCCGCACTGGCATCGTCGCTTGTCGAAACCTCAGATGATTCCAAAAATACATCACCAAAAGGCATGACATCTGCTTGTGGGTAACCATTTGAAACTTTTCTGCATTGAAGAGTTATACCTAAGGTAGGATCTTTTGTTTTAAAATAAACATCAACTTTTGTAAGATGTACACCACTTGTCATGTTAGCATGTCGACCAATATCAACTCTAAATGTTTGAGCCAATGGATCGGGGCCGGTGCCGTCGGAGCCACCGCCCTCTAACGTCTCCTGGGGAGGATTAGGAATTATTTCCGCAGGCGGAGCGGGTTGTCGTGCGACATCGACCGTTGAAAATGCATTTCTATCTGTTCGAGTGGAAGTACCGGTAACAACCCTTGGTTTTGAAATACTAATATTTCTTGTTGTTATATCTACCGATTGTTTATCGATACCAAAATTATAAGCATTAAAGTTGCCTGATGCCCACGACATCGAATCCACAAGGATATCAGAATATGTACTAATGTCAGCAACAACTATTTTTCTTTCGCCAACAAGAAATGTTTTTTGAGGAACATATATTGATCCAGCTATTTGACCAAGGCTGTTAGATACTAATGTATCTCCTTTTGACCCTGTACTTTGAAAATCTGATTGCGACAACCTGGCTTTTGAGGTATTCGGCAATACTGCAGGTTGTGTATAAGAACTAGCATCTTTTTCATCAAAAAAGATATAATGAGTTCTATTAGGCATCAGTCCTCTAGCCCAAAAAACTAATCTCTGTTCACGAATATATGGCCGGAACGTAAAGTCCGTCATAAACTCTCCGACATGTTGCTTTGTAGTAGTGGTCTGATTTCGGAAAAATGATCTTGACTCTTGTTCTTGAATAGTCCGTATAGTCTCAAACGTCTCTGTGCTTGTAGTTGTGATGCCACCAGAACCTGGTCGCATTGATCCGGACTGTGTTTGCGATGTGCCAGTGCTTCTGGTACTAGATGAGTCACTAAGAACATCTACTCTAATCTCTTGCATTGACGTCATCTTATTCAATTCATCTAACAGAGCCACAGTTGGACCTGTTGTATCAATAACAATATGAATAGACTCCGGAGGATTTCTTACTTCATAGAAATTATCAAAACTTGGAATCGTAATAAGAGTACCATTATATTGCCAAAATCCTTGAGATGTGTTACGAATTTTAGTAGCAAACCGTTGACCTGTAAGTTCTCTGTCGTTGTAATTCAACATCAACAAATCACCAACATGTGTGGTATTACTATCGGTACTATCTACCCTCAACTTTATCATACGCTGGTTGGCTCTTGGTACCAATGTTTGTGTATTTTTATCAATACCGGCCTTATATTCTGGATCAGTAATTGAACCAACAGCAAAGTTTTTAAATGAATCAACAAGAAATCCATTTTTGAATCTATCTACGGACGTATTTGATTCCGCTTGAATGAGTAGATCCTTTGTTTGTTTTTCTAACATATTTAAGGAAGTATAATACTCTAATCTGTTTATACGACTTTCAATTTGTCCAATGTCTTTCATTGTATAACCACGAGGCTGATTAGATGTCGCTGTTACAGCATAATCTGGGCGACCATTGTTCCTAGCAACTGCTATAGAATCTGATGGATATACAGGAACACTAATAACACCTAGTGTCATCGAACCATCTTTATCCAGAGGAGCAAGAGGAAGATCACCAGGTGTACCGAAGGCCATTTCAAGTATGCCTTGTTCGTTTATTGACACCTTATCAATACGTGGTTGATAATAATTATAGTCAGCAGATTGGTTTCCATTAGGCTTAGCAATGTAATGCTCAGCAGAAGTAAACGTATCCGTATTCGCTGGATTAATCGTTGCGCCTGCTTCTGCAATTGCCGCTTGATTTGCTGTATTACCAGTTACTGGTCTAAAATCAAAACTATTTCTTAGATCATACGACTTACCTGTTGCAGGTGAAGTAAAGATAGGTATCTTTGCAGTTTTAATATATTGGTTAGTACTATTTGCTGCAGAATCATCTACTGGATAAGAATCGACAGTAAAGAATCCAAAACCACCACCAGAAGTATCTTTAGTGAATGTTCTTACTTTAACAAGCAATTGATCATTCGTGCTCAATGTTAAAGATGTGTTCACTTTTCTTAGATAAGCCAAACCATAATGGCTATCTTTCTGGCCAGTATCCAATGTGAAACTTTTTAGATAGCTATTAGCAGCTGCTGTTACATAGGAGCCATTAGCAATCCATACATCTTGAATATCGAATGGATCTGTAATACCAAGACACCATGGGCCGCTTGTAGTTGTAGTGTTATTTCCACAATCCAACTTGATAAAGCAGTTCGCCATAGTCTTACCCATTTGAACCGCGCTGTTTTTCTTTACATTATAATACGTATGTACTGGTAAAACATTCTCTAGTGTCTTGCCGCGAGACATGTTTATTACAGCTGTATTAGCATTTGAACCTATAACAACATTTGATGATGTGCTATCATGTAGATTAATTGGCATATCTGCTGGGAAGTATCTCTTGTGAGTTTTACCAGAAACAGAAGTACCAAAATTATTACCTGTAACTATTACTGTATCGGATTGAATACCAGTAATACGATGAGTATTGGCATCAGCAACTCTAATAAAATCTCCGACAACATACTCTGTTGTAAATGATGTCCCCGATCCAGTCACAGCATTCGAACCACTAGTAACAGCAGATGTACCAGTTAGAGCAACCGTCTGTGAAGAGGTATTGTTTGATACCATAACAAACTCAGCTTCTTGAGTATCATTAAGCGTAGAGCTTGCTGTATATGGGAAATATTCCGTACCTGTTGTTGTGAGAGTAATCGATCCATTTACTGCAATAGACCCATCAGTCTTAGCAGTTCTATACGTATACTTGATATCCTGTGTACCACCAATATCAATCGACTTAATACCTTTTTGACCTAATGGGACAACCATTGTTTTAAAGTCTGTATCTTTTAACTTAGCGACACCATCCTGTAAAACAACATCACCAATACCCTCAGCATTGTACCAAACAGATCTCACGGCTTGGAAGTCCTTACCGGTGTTCATTTTAATATCAAACAAAAACAACTTGTATTTAGCTGCTGGATCGGCTGGTGCACCTTCTTTCCACAACACCGATCTAATCTTCGCTGTACCAAGAATATTACCAGTGAATGATGGACTCGTTCCTGTAATAACAGTACTATTGGATGTTGTCGGCACCGTAGGCACAGACGAGCCAAGAGAAGTAGATATTCGATTACCAGCTGTATCAAGAAGTTTAACTTCTTGCGCAGTGTTAAATGAGAAATGTCCAATATATTCATCCAACTCAATATAGTTACCATAGTTGGATGTAACAGTAGCATCACTGACATTTTTTGTTGTCGTGGCTTTTGTTGCAAGCTGTCGAGATGTTCCTACTGTTTCAACTCGGCGGCCGCCAACATACCCTTTGCCAGGAGATACTGCTATACCAATATGAGTTACATTACTCGATTCGATTTCCTCTGAGGTTATCAAGAAGGGCCTTATAACATAGTCGCCACTTTCTTCTTTGGTCCGCTTTGCAAAAATATCACCTAATTTTTCCAATTGATGGTCTTGTCTTTTATAGACCATGTGGCCTTGTTCATAGCCTGCAATTATAAAGAAGTTATTTGTTGACTCGGCATTTGATGTTGTGTTAACAACCAAATTTGCAGTCATTTTTAATCGATGGGCACCAGGAGCATTTTCGTTTTGAAATCCAGCAGCGTTATCCAACAACGTCGAATCTGTTGATCCATTAACAATACTCTCTGTTGTCATAAACCCAACGGAATATTGATCTGGTACTGGATCATTTCTATGAACTATAATACTTTGTTCGTCTACATCAATAAAATGGCCCTTTTGAAATATCTGACCATCTGTTATGTGAAATATTTTATTTTTTCCAATAACATTATAATCACTATCACCAGACACAGTAAATGTAGCATTCGCAACTGTTACAATATCGATTGGTGTTAATGATGGTGTAAACAATTCTGTATTACCACCAGTACCTGTTGATGTGGATATCACAACCGTTGGAATGTCTGTTATTCTATAACTATGACCATATGCCGCTGTATTATTAAACGACACACCAGTAATACCACCAGTGCTATTTGTTGTAAGATTTGCTGTACCATTGGTACCGTATGTACTACTAAATGTAATTGTGTCGGCGTTAGAGTATAGTGTTCCTGTATTAGAAGAAAGAGCAACAGCATTGATACTAGCATTAACAGGGAAAACAGTTAACTGACTGCCTGTAGAGAATGTTTTTGTTTCTACGCCAGAGGAGTTTCCTGTATTGAGATATGTAAAATATAAAGTATTAAGATCTGGGTTTGTTGCTTCGTAACCAGTTGCGTACGTTACTACTTCAGCAATAAGATTGGCTGAATCTCTAACAAACGTATTGCCGCTTGTTGAGAAAGTAGTTGCCATATTAATAGTATTGCTGCTTGTATTTGCATCATTAATTTTAGCTCTACTAATATGTGTATCAGTAATAGAGCAACCACTAATAATTGAACCTTCCTTAAACGTAAATGCACCCAATTGCTCAATTTGCTGCTGAAGCATGCTTTGTAACTGTGTCAACTCTCTCGCTTGCACAGGAACAGATGGCTGGAACAACACCCTATGAAACTTATTGTTCGCGCTATAGTCGTCGTAATATGGCGACACATTTAAATCAGTAGTTATAGGCATCCTTTAAATTCCCCTAAAATGTAATTACCAGCCTAACGGTTTCGGTGGTTGTGTTTGATCTTGATACTGCATCTATCTCTTCCAAATATAGTACCTCGCCAGAATTTTTTACCAAATCTGGATTTGTTTGAGCTGTTATTCTGCTCGTTGCTGTTGATGTTGCTCCCGTAACAACATTGTCCATTCCTAAATTAAAAGTACCACGGACATTTGTTACAGCCATTATGCTTGAATTTGAAAAATGTACATATGCATTTGCATCTGTGTCCGCTTGTGTTGCTTTTTCATCTTCAGTAAACTCATTCGCAGATGTTCTATTGTGATCAAAGATTGTTCTCTGATCAAATGTGCTAAACGAATTTCTTACACCTTCAGATGTATTGACAAAAAATGATTGCACGTTCATTGTCGCGCCAGAGTTTGCACCAGATACATTGGCAAAATTCGTAGAGTTGCCAACAACAAAAGCTCCATATACATTACCAACCAATATTTGTGATGTGTTACCAGCTATAATATAACCATATGCTCCAGTGTTTGCTTGAGTAAGTTTCTCACCTATTGTCAATGTACCAGAGGTGTTTCCATTTAATTGTACATTTGCATATAGAACATCTTTAACCAAACCAATTTGACTAAAGCTATTGTCTGTTGGTATCTCTGATGCTTCATTGTTTGCAAAGTTTACACTGATTCCTATACTATATGCATCTAATTCATAAATCACATTGTTTGCATGGCCATGTGGAGGACTGATTATTCCTCTTGCAGCTGCAACATTAGCAGCGGCCATATTATTAGCTTCAACTGTTGATACAGCATAAGAATAACCACTACCTCGTGTTATTACTTCAACATTCGCAATAGTATTGCTCGATGTGTTTATCATTGCTCTTGCTGTTGCACCGCTGCCATCTCCAGCAACAGTAACATATGGTGTTATCTCCCAAACACTATCTGCTGTACTAGGATTAGTATCCCAGGCTGTACCTATAGTAACTGTTCTTGTGCTACCAGATACAGCAAAGTCTGTTATCTTTCTAAGCTGGCCGCTTCCTGTTCCAGATGCAATATAGATTCCACAATTATTATAAAAATCATCGTTACTGGACATAGTAAAGGCTGAACTATTAACAGTAGCAACTGTAGAGTTTGTTACAGATACAAATGACCCGTTACTAAATTCGTTATAATTATTGCCGCTATTTGTTACAACATATGCATCAATTGAACCAGCCACTGCATTGCCCGACGCATTAGCATGAGAATACACTGGTATATGACCTGATGTTGCAAACTTTGTATAGTTTGAATCCGTAATAGAATACATAAATCGCCACTGATAACCATCAGCAGTTTTAAGATATAATGTATTCAACGAAGAGCTAACATCAGAATACAGAGGTTTTGATGTACTATTTCCGCTGGATTGATTGTTAGCCAAACACTTCCATACGTTATAGTTCGATCCCTCACTTGTTACAACAAAATAATCTGTATTAGGTAAGTCTGTTTGATCATCATAAGAAATATACGAAGTGTTGTTTGCCCATTCAATTTTCTTAACCATATGGACAGCATCGTCGTTTGTCACATGCTTACCAAGAACCATCTCGTCCCATGTTTGAAACTGACTGTTTGTTAATGCAGCATCTGGCGCAGTTACACCGTTAGGTGGAACAGGCTTTCCCTGAACAACATAGTAAATAGAATTAGAGGCCTCTGTCAAGGACTCTTTAAACTGCGCAGCAGAATGCGTTCTAAATTGAGTACGAAGTAATTTTCCCATTATGCTTGACTCACACTACTGTTGGCTACCGAAATATTCAAGTTTGCCTCCGAATTCGACTGGAACTTTCCGAATAATCTAGTTCCTGCCAGATGAACAACGTCCTTTATTACCTTTTCATATTTATCTAATGGCATGTCCACTCTTACCTGATATGAATGCTCTTGATAGAAATCATTGTCGTGAAGATATTTATCTTCGTTTAGGAACCCTTGGTTGTCTCTGTGGTGACCAATTGCAATTCCTGCAGCATTAACAACTGCCGTAGCAGTTACATTGGAAGTTGTATTCCCTCCAGTTAAAGTTAATGTTTCTCCATCCACATATCCATATCCAGATTGTAGGATTTCTATCGTATCAATAACACCTGTTGCTAGGGTTGTATCAACTGTTATATTAGCATTCAATCCTAGATGCTGCTGATTGGCTACGCCTGTAGCATTGGGATTTGTGTTTGGTACCAAATAATAATATGAATTTAAATTGGCCTGCTTAGTATAATCAGTTTTATTAATTGTTGCTCCTATTTTAAAATCATGTTGCGTGTCATACATCATTACTTCAACCCACGTATTAGATGTATTTGCCTGAACAATTCTTCCCTGCACACTTCTAGTAGCGGCAACATTAGCATCTCCACTAATATTTGCTGTAGCCAATGAATCAAGACCAGTTAAGTTAGCACTAGCATTAATTGCAACAGAATTACCAACTGCGGTATGTTGAATATCTCCACCAACGTTGTCTCTACGTTTAACTTCTTTTATTGTAATTACAGTACTATTTGCTGCAGTAACAGTACCAAATACATTAGCAGAGCCATTAAACACATGAACGGCGCCCTCACCAACAGTGAATGTACCACTGACAGATGACACGTTTATGTATTTTTGTTCTAAGTTTTGGGTTTGAATAATAATTACATCATCCACTTCAAACCCAGAAGAACTTGATCCGCTAAAAGTATCATATGATATATTAGCATTGCGTTGATTAAACTTATCAACAAACCTGTTCTGTGGTAGTGCAAAAGGAGCCGCTGTATAATT